GAATTTTCTCTGCTACTTTCTACTGCAATGCTGAATTGTGATTTAAATAAATTAATCTTATCATCATTGGGTAAAAGTCCATCGTGTAAGGTGTCAGAAAACTTTCCCATACCTACAAAAGAATTAGAATTAGTTTTAAATCGTGTACTAGAATAGAATAAAGTAGGAACTTTAATTTTATCTTTATTATTCCAAATTTGCTGACGAAGAGTATATCCAGATTTACCCAAATGACTTGTGGTCAGAAAAGAAACATTAAACTGTTTATCTTTGACTTGATCTAATATAGATTCATCAAACTCACCAAGAGAGTCTGGATGTCTATCTTTCTTTTTATTCAGCCATGTTCCACCATAAGGAAAGAAATATGCATTGTCACATTGATCTATTACTTCTTCCTCAGTAGTTAATATCATATCATATTGAAATGCATTGAGAATAATTGATCTATTATGTTCTCTATTGATAGAAGTAGATGGTTCATTTGAACATACGAATACTTTATAAGTACTCATGTCATCAAATTCAACATGTGTACTTATTAATATGTTTGTAACTGGAGTAACTGTATTACCAAATCTAGTAAAATCAATGGTACAGGGAAAATCAAACTCAATGGGATCAAAACCAAAATAATCTGCATTTCTAATAGTCGCTTTATATTTCATATTAAACCTTATTCAAATTAAAAAGTATATCATGTTCACTCATATTGGTAATCGTAGATAGTTTTCTGAGATTATCTTCTTTCGACTTTCCACCAGCAATTCCCATAGTTATGTATGGTTCAATTCCAGACGGACATCTACCAGGCCAGACGCAATATTCAATTGGTAGACATGCAATTTTAATTTTCTTTTGCATAAATGGCAAAACTCTAAAAAGAAGAATTTCATGATCAAAAAATGTTTCATTTCTATCAATACTTTTCTGACATTCATCTATCCACATATTCATAAACTCAAGCACAATTTCATTATACTTAAGAAAAATTGGAGAAGCCTTTGGTGCAAGAGGATTAAGTTGTTCTCTATTCATTGCAGTATATGCAAATCCAATATCACCAGGACCTTCAACAATAGTATCAAATACTACCAATTCTTTATGAATTTCTGTATCAATATCCATCCATACAATTGGTTTTTTCTTTTCTTCTAGTACTGATAGAATGAATTTTGGTTTCCTCAAACAATTAAGACGATAATCATTTAATGAATCTAAATGCCTAAAATCAGTTGGAATATTCAATGAATCACATTGTACCTTAAGACGCTTTGCATGATCACTATAATAAGTGTTATCATCTATATCCGAATAAAAAGAAATCAATTCTGTTTTCATATTCTGCTCTTTTCAAATTCCTTCAAATGTTCTATAAATTTACACGAAACATGTTGTTTATTATCAATAGGTTCTGAGTCAAATGAAGAAAAAGAATCCCATTTTTTAAATGACTTTTTATTCTTTAATTGAATCTCAAATCCGTAATGAATACCATCATAACCATTTTCCTTGAAATCACTTTCATGAAAATTAGCAACTGGCCAAAAATTTTCAGCAATTATATTAAAATTTCCTTTAACCATTGCTGCACCAATAGCATACATTCCAGATTCCCATTGTGATTTTAAATTTTTACTATAATAACCCATCAGAGCATATAGACTATAATCGAATAAATCTGATATGGTTTTTCCTTTTCCTATAAATGGACATACTGCTGATTTAATGTTTGTTCCGAATACACTCTCTGCTATACCTTTATGTTCTGGAAACATATCAATATAACGACTATATTCTTGAGTTCTTATAGTTCCTTCTGATAGACTATATTTACTTTGATCCATTGATTTTACAAATATAGTGTCAGGATCTAATATCATTATATCTTCTTTCAACAGATTTCTTTTTTTGATATAATCAGAAATAGCATATAATCTATTAGACTCGCTCTTTCGTTTCAATATAGCATACTCGTTTTTAGCTTCTCCATAAACTACTATGAGTTGTGCAGGTATTTTATATTTTTTCATCGACCATTGAAGGAATGAAATTTGTTTATCATAACCAGCATTACCTTTTGCATTTATGTGTGCAAGAACGATCATTGCTTAGTAATAAGTCTATACAGAATATCATCTGCTGTTTCTAGATTTCTGACCCTATTTAGATTATCATTGACTGCTGCTAATTTAGAATAATATAATTCAGGCGTTAATGCAGAAATATCAAATTCTGGTGTAAGCTGAATTATACCATTCATATTGAAATACTTACCAATATCAGGTGCTCCCCAATATACAGGAATAGTTCCAGATGCAAAACAATCAGTTATCTTTTCGGTGAAGTAAGTTTCATACTTATCATTCTCTATTACGATGTGAAACATATATGGAAGAAGTGTCTCCGTCTTGTCTGGCCAAGGTTGTTGACCAAAACCTACACGAGGAGAACCAGATGCACCACCATATAAATCAATATTATTTTTATATTTTTCAGCCATAATATGGCGAATATGGTGGCCAAAGGTCATCTTCTTGGGAGATGCAACCATAGAAACCAATTTAGTCTTCTCTGGTATTTTATCCACAATGGGAATCCAAGGTAGATTGCTACCCGCAAAGGCAAATTTTATCTTATCAGAATGAGAACACCATTGTCGATCAGTTACATAAATTTCATCATAAGACTCACACAGGATCGAAAGATTCTTTTCCCACATATCTTTTGGATACATTAAATGAAAAATAGCTCTAGATTCACATACCCAAGCTATTTTCTTATCTGTTGATTTATTCTTACCAACAGTCAATCCAGTTGGAATGGCAGAATCAATAAAAACACGAATATCTTGTGAGTCTGCTGACCACTCAAATAACTTTGGCTTTATATTTGAGCAAGATGAAAATTCTAAAGGAAAACCAGCACCAAACGCTTGCATTTTGTTCATAATAAAAAATCTCCAATACTACTTACCTACATGGTATTTAGGTATCAATTCCCATTCACATTTTTCCTTGTGGGGTAGAATTTTAATTCTAGCAAGACTGATTTGATCAGAATATCTATCCGAATCTATTGCTTCTACCAATCCCCAATCAACCAATAATTTAACTATTGTATTTCTTCTTTGCAAATCTTCACGAGTTATATTGTTTTCTAGATCATCCAATATAAACATTTCTTTGAAATGCATAATGGCATATCTACCTCGTTTATGTAAAATATGACAAGATTGATATAGCTTCTTCTCTTTTTTAGAAGAAACTCCCAATCTTGTCAAGGTTTCTTTAACTTTTAAGAAATCTTCTTTTGTCTTTAACAAAATTTCCACGCCCAAACCCTCAAAAATATCATCTTCCATTTTTTTCTCCATAAAACATAATATTATTTATGTTTTATGGATTTTTGACCGCCTATTTGAAGTGCCTGTTTCATTATATCCTCTTGTTCCTTGGTAAACAAGTTAGAAACCTGTTTAGCTTTTTCGGTAGAATATCCATAATACTGTTTAATTATAGCAATTCTACTATTTTCTTCTTCTTTGTGCCATTTACTAAATCTAGATTTCTTTGTAATCTTATTTAATAGATAATCGTACTGCATTTTCTTATTTACATAAGAAATAGTATTCATTTTATTAGAATGAAACAGAGTATCAGGAAAATATGATAAACATTTATTTACTATAAATGGAAGATAAGATTTCTCATTGAGGGGATCTTCCATTATTATATTTGATTTTTTCTGATTTATTGAATTTAACCAATCTTTCAACTCGATCATTTAAATTCACACCTCATCATGAGTTCAACTAAACAGGCAACCATATTGATCTCCTGATCTGCAACAAATGCTGATTTATACTGATAATCTGCTAAAACTAGCACAGATTCAGGAATACTGGAAGGTGAGATATTATCATATAAATTGTCATATATTTTACGAAATATCTCCGTCTGAGAAGCATCCATATTAGATACTACCCATTTTCGTACTCCAGAAAAATCTTTAGCCTTCATGGAAGCCATTAGATTTTTAATTTCAATTTCACTGAAATTAGACAATATACCCTCATCTATTGTTCCAGACACCCCATAACGCTGTAGTTCATTCAGAATGCGTCTAAAGTCAGGAAAATGCTTCAGAATAAGCTGACCCAAAACCTTCTTATCGTGCTTTATACCTTCTTCATTTAATATATACACACATCTATCTAGCATCTTGGATGCTATTCCTGGCTTTTCAGCAACAGGAATAGAAAAATCAATACAAGTACAACGAGAATGAATAGGTTCAATAATTCTTGATTTATAGTTGCAAGTGATAATGAATCTGCAATTATTTGCAAACTCTTCTATAGCACCACGAAGAGCGGGTTGAATGCTCTGAGCATTTGAATAATCAAACTCATCTAAAATTACTGCTTTTTTAGATTCTGACAACGAAATTGTACTAGCAAATTGTCTAATATCAGTTCGTAGAGTATCAATGTTACCATTCTCTGAACAATTAATAACAATATGATCCACACCAATATCATTACAAAGAGCCTTTGCTACTGTTGTTTTTCCTGTACCAGCTGTGCCAGACAATAGAAGATTTTGTGGTTCCCCCTTAGTCACCATGTCCTTGAAAGTTTTTTTCAAGGACATGGGAAGAATACAATCATCAATTGTCTGTGGGCGATATCTCTCGACCCAAAGAAATTCTAATTTATTATTTTTCATATTATGCACTATAGGTTGATGTATTTTCCATTGCAAACCAATAAGTCAAATCTAGAGTTTCATGTGTAAATTGACCAACAACATTCTTGGCAAATTCAACATCATAGTTGCCAGGAAGTAGTCTAATGTTTTCCATCTTGAAATTGAAGCGAAATTCTGCTCCAGTTTGATTATCACCAACTTCAATCTTATATGAATTGGTAGTAGGATCACCAAGATCTAGAACTGTTGCAATGATCTTTTTTCCACTTCCAACAAACTGAATATCTGGAAGTTGAAGAACCGATGATGCCTTTTGCAATTCATTGAAAGTTTTATCAGATAGACTGATGCTAGCAACAGATTTCGGCATATTAACCTGTTTAGTCGGTGTAGTTAGTAGTCGGGGTTCAGAATAATAATACTTAACACTAGAGCCATTTGAACCACTAATAGTAACAAACTTAGTATCAAATTCAAGACTAGGTGAAGAGAATAAACTAATAACACCTAGAAATTTATTTAAATCCCAAATGCCAAATTCAATATCAAATGTTTCTTCAACCTTTGATTCTGCCATAGCATTCTTACTGGGTGTAATAGTTTTAATATCATTACCAGGCTTAATGAGAATATTTGAATTCATAGAAGCAAAATTCTTCAAAATTGAAAGCGTGTTTTTACTTAATGTAATAGTTTTCGATGTGGTGGTAGTAGTCATAATAATCCTTATTCAAAATCTTCGTTCTCGAACTCATCATTATACAAATCAGAAGTATACTTGTCAACAAAATGTTGTAGATTATTCTTCATTCTGTTTTTGTTTGATTTCTTTTCTTTATCATATGCTCCTTTGTCTTGCCTACCCTTTGGGCGATCATATTCTTTGTCGTCTTTCTTCAATTAAAACTCCTCTATGTTTTCTATCAAATTCTTTAATCTTTTAGTAATCATATAGGGAAGAATCTTTGACCTATCTGCTACTACCATTGGTGTATTCCATTCATCGAGTATAGATCTTTCCACATCATCGGGAATTTTATTAAAATCAATAAGATTTTGATTTCTTTCCCAATTTCTTGCATATTTACTTGTCTCTATGGTTGATAATTCATTTACGATATTATCAATAGTTTTTTTAGTTAATCTATTTTGACGCTTATCATCCATCACAAAAGAATCATCATCTGATAAAATATTTGGAATTCCATCACTAGAGTCGCCACGAAGAATATGATCAAGTAGAAATGTTTCTGGACTTTCGCATATAATCATTTCTCTTTTTAGATTACTATATTGATTAATATTTGGATATTTTTGTAATTGTTGGAAATCTTTATCATTTGATACAATTACAATTTTTTCCTTTGTATGAAAATGTTTAGAAAGTATGGCAATAATATCATCAGCTTCACATCGTTCAACTTTCATATTTTTATATGGAAAAATATTACATATTTCATCACGAATTATGTTCAAAATACAATAGATTTTATCCCAATCGTATTCTGATTTTTCTTTTGTTTTTGCACGATTTGCTTTATATTCTGGAAAATAAGTTTTTCTCCAAGATTTAGAAGAATCATGACAAATAACAATCTCGCCATATTCGGCAGTAAAGTTTTTACGAATCAATCTATAAGAATTCAATATAAGATGTCGCATTAAATCTTCATTGATATCTGATTCCGTTTTTAAGGAATGAAACATATTTGCTAAAATTATTTGATTGTTATCTAGGAGAATCATAACAGAAATTATATCATATTATCTTTGTAAGTCAAGTTATAACTGAATCCAATGATAT